ATGGTAGCGGATGGGGAAGCACTGTTAGTGGGTCTATGGGAGTTGCAATAGGAACTGGAAATAAAAGTGCGCAATTTGGTAAATATACATACGCAGCAAGTTTTTTTGCATCCCAAGGTGATAGACAATATGGAACACTAATTATTAGCGCATCTACTACAACCACAACAGCAGTGGTATTAACTTCAGACCAAGGCGCAGCATCAACAACGAATCAACTTATCCTAGCATCTGGTCAAGCGATGGCTATTCAAGGCACATTGATAGCTAAGCAATCTGGTAGCGGTAATATGGCTGGCTGGAACATCACAGGTATAGTGTCGAATAATGCAGGTACGATGGCGGTGAGTGGGTTAGCGTTAACGTTAATAGGTGTAGATACAATTGTTTTGGGGGTAAACCTGCCTACCATTGCAGTGGATAATACAAACAAAGGTGTAACGATTACATCGGGCTATAAATCAGCGACAAATATTCGATGGGTTGCTACGGTAAATACTTCAGAAGTCACTTACTAATCTCTTTTAACAACAAAACAGGAAACAACAATGGCTATTCAAATTGATTTACAAACAAGCAACTTCGGCATTCCTTTCGCTGGAGCATATTTTCGTATCGTTACATCGTCTATTAGTCGTCAACGCAATTCACAATTTTCAGTGATGATTGACGTGGTAGGCTACGCGCAAAAACCAACTAATGACGATACTAAAGACATTGACTTCAGACGCTACCACACACCAATAGCAGACGTAGAAGCGCAATCAGGCGCAACATTTCTAGAAAAGTCTTATAAATGGGTAGCATCACAAGCTGATATGGCTGGCGCGGTAGCGGTGTAAACCATGCCAGACGAAGCCTGCCGCCTTGCTAAAGTAGAGCAACGAATTGAAAACCTCGAAGAAATATTTGAAGATCGGGGTAAAAAACTTGATTCAATAATTGCCACTCTTGAAGAAATGAAGAACGAACAAACTCGTTATAAAGGTTTCATTGGCGGCATCGTTTTCACTATTGGCGCATTGTTTTCGTTTATCGCTTGGTGGACGAGTAAGTAATGGAATTTTTACAGTTCGCAACGGATGTAGGTTTTCCCATTGCTGCTGCTTGCGTGGGAATGTACTTTGTTTTTTTAACAATTAAGTTTTTGCTTGATAGCGTACTTGAAAAGATTAAAAGCCTTATCGGTATCATCAAGCAACTTGATAAACGTGTCACTGCTATGTCAGAAGATATTATTAAGATTGATGTACTCATGACTGAAGCGTTAGATATGCCTATTGAGAAGGAAAAAGTGGCAAGGTTCAATAACCCACAAGAAAAGAGAATTGATTAATGGATGTTGACGCATTAGCTAAATATATCAACCAGTATGGATTCCCTATTATTGCATCGGGAAGCATGGGTTACATTGTCTATTTCGTTTGGCTTTGGGCAACATCGATTGTTAAGCCAATCCTTACTGAAACAACAGACGCGCTGATTGAATTAATCGACCAAATACGCCTGCTCGATAACGACATGATTCGCTTAACACAAAAATTAATTACGGTACTTTCTATGAGAGCAAAGAAATGAATATTGGCAATAAAGGTTTACGTTTAATTAAAGAATTTGAAGGTTGTAAACTGACTGCTTATAAATGCCCTGCTGGTGTATGGACTATTGGCATTGGCTCAACACGATATTCGGATGGGAGCGCAGTTAAACAAGGTCAGACTTTAGCAAATGAAGAAGCCGCGTTATTACTATTATCTAAAACATTAACGTCATATGAACACGCAGTAAACGCCATTAAGGTTGATTTAACTCAAAATGAATTTGATGCGCTGGTATCGCTTACTTACAATATCGGAGCAGGTAATTTAGCCAGTTCAACGCTTGTTAAAATGCTCAAAGCCGGTGACAGTAAAGCTGAGATTGCAAAGCAATTTTTACGATGGGATAAAGCAGGGGGTAAACCGCTTGCTGGTCTTACACGACGACGCAACGCTGAAGCAGAATTGTTTTTAAGCAAATAATTAAAAAGCCGCTTACTCAGCGGCTTTCTTCTAATTTCAATTGGTTCTTGGTTAACCACCTATAATACGCTTGTTCTGGTGACTTACCTCTACAAGTTACCGTATCTTCCCACTCGGTATAACATACCCAAAATAGTCCTACTTTTTTTAGTTTAGGTTTCATTTACGTTATCTCGACAATCTGCATCACACCATCTGCGTGCATGACCAATATAGTCACCACACGTCCAGCATAAGCCTGTAGGGTTACTGGTATCAATAGCCGATGCTTTTGATCTTATAATAGTTATCGCCTTATCACGCATCATTTCTTCATGTTGCGTTGCAAGGTCGGTATTTCCTTCTTCTGTAGCCATCTTAATTTGTCTTGGTAAATTCCATAAGTTTATGGGCGGTAGTATCAAATCTGACCATGTAATCATGGTCAGTTCAGTTTAACATCTTCTTTTAAAATCTCTTTCCAGCGGTGTAGAGTAAGTATCGCTTCATCAATATCTTGGTCGAGCGTCTTAACTGACTTACCGGCTCGGAGCAATTTCTTGATAGCGTGTTGTTGCTCTGGCGCTACGATATTATAAATTCTAAAGATGCGATAAGGGTCTATTTTATGACCTTTATAGCTGAATTGATAGTGAGCATCGGCTTTTTGTTTATCTTCTTTTCTCAGCTCAATTTGGCGCAATGCTTCATCGTGCCGGTTAAACTCGGCAGGAATATCCGTTTCTATTTTTACTTGCATTTCAGTTTCTTTTTGATGCTTATCTGCCGGATCGTAATTTTTCAAACGATAGAAACTATCTTTACCGTTAGGTTCTTTAGTTAGGATATTGTTGTTAACCATTTCGTGCATAGCTGCGAACACATCAGGTCGTTTAATAAACGGCTGAGTCACCATTGCACGATCATGAATTTCAGTCACTGTCCAAAATTCGTTATAGCGCATAATTTCAAAAATAACTTTTTCTAATGACATAGTGTTAATTCCCATTGTTTTGGAACAAGTAAGTGCCTTGTTATAAAATCACGGTAAAGCGCAAAATCAAGTTGCCGTGATTCAAGTTTTACTTTTTGTGTTAATCGCTGTCTAAGTGCGGCTTTTGATCGATGACAGGCTTTACAGTCTGATGATAATCGCCTTGTACTTTTTATGTAATACGCATCAACAGGTAGGTTCTTGCGGCAATAACAACATTCTTTTAGTTGCTCAGTCATTGGGCAATTCCTTGAAGATATTTGGTGCAATTCCATGTAGCTGGCGGTTAATCTCATGTGCCACTGCGCGTATCTCCCACTGCACTTCTTTACCACTGCGCAGTTTAATAAAGTCATACCACGCTTGGAAGTTACCAACTACTAAAAGCTCTGTTGTTGTACCTTGTGGAAGAATGAACCGTGCATCTTCTTTCTTTACTCCCTCGGCAATTAACTGTTTGTATAAATCTCTCGCTTCAATTAAATGACGTTCTACTGCATTGAACCTAATAACTTCTGGTGTAATCACTGCTACTTCACCTTCATTGCAATACCTCTGACTACGTTGGAGAAAGTCCAAATGCTTACTGCGAACAAACTGGTGACTACAGATACGGCTAATGTCTTCAACTAAGAACGTAGCATGAGCAAAGCGCAGTGTTGATAAATGCCCTTTAGTTACGCAGTGATATGCTCTCTTAATGCACTGCTCTGGTGATTGTTCACCTGTCTTACCGTAGCATATTCCAGCAAGTAATCCGATGTGTTCCTCTGGGTTAGGTGTGCTTTGCACTAGGGTTACTTTCATATTTTAACCTCATTAAGTTGGTACGGGTGGCAAGTTAAATTCCAGCGAGTAAAGTGAGTACCCATAGATTTAAGAACAAAGTCCTGTCTAACTGCCGCTGATTCACATGATGTTTTGTCTGCAAATGTTGATGTGCTTTGTGTCACATTACCTTGTGAAATTAGAGTGCTAATTAAAATATATGCTGTTTTACTAATCATTACCTGTACTCCCGAAGCCACCCTCGCCACGTTCAGTGCTACTACTGAACTCCTCCACTTCAATAAACTCTGCTCGAATTACTGGTACAAAAAGCATCTGTGCAATCCTATCTTGGGGTGAGATTTTATACAGCCCGTTGCCTGTGTTTTTAATACTAACTTTGAGCTCACCTTGATAGTCACTATCGATAAGCCCTACCGAGTTACCCAGCTTGATACCGTAGTTATGCCCAAGCCCACTGCGCGGCATGATAAGAGCCGCCGCTTCTACATCATGTATATTGATTGCAATACCTGTCGGTATCATCGCAACCTCACCTAAATCTAACTTAATGGGCTTTGTGATGTTAGCTCTTAGGTCTACTGCCGCACTGCCCAAAGTTTCATAGGCAGGAATAACTACATTCTTAGTTAACTTCTTAATTTCAATTTTCATTATCGTTCTCCAATAAACTCAATCTATCCAGTCTCCATGTTCTCCAGACTATCCTCTGAAGCATCCACTGGGCTTTGTAAGGTCTACGAATCTTTTGATGTCGTTCGCGCAAGAAGTTGAATGTTTGTTGTTTGTACTCATTCCAGTTTTCTGGAATGTCATACTTAGGCCTTCTTCTAAGTTTCATTTTGCCTCCTGCTCTTTTATAAGCTCTATTGCTGTTTTATAGGTAAGACCCATAAAGATAACTACAATTCCGACTAATACC